GGACTGGCTGGCGGATTGAATCCGCGAATTGGCGGAATTAACCTTTGGCATTTAATGACTGATAGAAAAGATCATCGAGGGTTTGTAGCACACCCAGTAAATGAAAAGCAAATGATGGTTACTAATTTTGGCCCTTCACCTTCTCGTGTAGTAATTATTGATGGATTATTCTTTGCTGTCTATAACCCAAAAGCAAAAGAAGTTGGTTTTAATTTTAATGAAAAATATACATTTCATCATTATGATATTTCTGCATCATTAGAAGCTAATATGAAAAAATTAAAAATTGGTGTCTATCCAATTAATGTAATTCATCGCTCTCCTGGTTTATTGTCAATTGAAAATCCCGTATGGAAAAGCAGCAACGAAACGTTTATCAAAGAATACGGTGTAAATCGTAAAGACACCAAATAATATTAAGCATGGATAAAATTGATTTAGATCATTTTGAGAAGATCTTCTGTCTTAAGATGATTACTGATGAGGAATATTTCTCTTCAGTTGTTGATAATACAGATCCGGATTATTTTCGGGACAAAGATGTCAAAGCGATGTTTTTGTTAGTAAAAGAATATTTTGAAAAGAGAGATTGCTTGCCCAATCTCTCAGAATTAAAAAATTACCTTACTACACAAGAATTAAAAGATTCTTTCAAAAATGTATTATTAATGATTCAATCATTAGATAAGAATTATAATCATGATGAATTAATCAAGAACACAGAACGCTTCTTAAAAGAAAGAGCTGTATATAAGACTATGCTTGATGTTGCAGATAAATTGCAACAAGGAAAAGCAGATACTTCTTGGGTCTTAGATCAATTTGAAAAGACATGTAATATTAATTTGACAACAGATATTGGATTAGATCTTTATCATAATCCCGAAAAGTTAATCAAAGAATTAAATTCAGATGAACCCGTTATTCCATCAAAGTGGGAATGGTTAGATGAAAAATTAAATGGTGGATTCATGCAAAATGGCAGGGCATTGTATATTTTTGCTGGTCAAGCAAATGTCGGTAAGAGTATTGTATTAGGAAATGTAGCTAAAAATATTGCTGAGCAAGGCAAGACAGTATTGCTTGTTACATTGGAAATGTCCGAGATCATGTACGCAAAACGAATTGCATCATCAGCTACTAAGATACCTATTAGAACATTGCGAGAAGAGTCAGAATCATTGCAAAATGCTCTCGAAGAAATCAAAGAGAAGAATCCACGCGGTAGGATTTTGATTAAAGAATTTCCGCCATCAACAATTACACCTAATCAATTATCATCATTTATTAAGACATTGAGAAATAAAGGTATCTTTGTTGATGCTGTAGTGTTAGATTATTTGAATCTATTACATACTACATATGGAAATAATTCATATGAAAAGGTAAAACACCTATCAGAACAGACTAGGGCATTGTCGTATGTTTATAATTGTCCGTTTATTACTGCAACACAGTTAAACCGATCGGGATATGATGTCGCAGAACCAACTATGCAATCACTTTCGGAAAGTTATGGACTAGCTACAACAGGTGATTTTATTGCTTCTGTTTATCAATTAGAAGAAGATGCTGAACAAGGTGTTATGAGAGTAGCTATGATGAAAAATCGTTTCGGCCCTAACTTTGGTTCATCAGCATTTAGAATTGATTATTCAACATTGACTTTGAAAGAAGATCAAGAATTGGCTTCAATGGTAGATAGCACAGAATCCGCGAGAGATGTATTAGCTTCTTTAGCAGACTAGTTGAACAAAATTCCATTTTGACTATATATACTCATATTAATGAGTAAAGAAGTCATATGGACTAATTATGGATTGGATGGTGCAGGATGTTGTCTGCTTTTAAAATGGCTCAAAGGCAATAACATTGAAATACAATATACTACACCAAGAAAATTCCGTGATGATTTCCTTAAATGGCAATTAGAAAATGGAATGACAAAATATTCCAAGATCTATATAACCTCTATAGATTTATCAAAATGCTTAGATGTCGCAGACAAGTCTAATTGTATTATCATTGATACACATAAATCACATTGTGATAAAAAACATTTATACACAGATGCAAAAACAGCTATAGCTGAAACTAGTTCGACTACCAGATTGATTTTTAGATTATTTAAAAATGAATTAATCAAAAAACTAACACCTAAGCAAATCAAATTAATTAGTTTGATTGATGATTATATTTCGGGTAAAAATAAATTTAAAGAATCAAATTTTTTAAATGCATTATATTGGGGCGTCAGTGCAGATCGTTTAATTCAATTTATTAAACAATTTGATAATGGATATAACGGATTCAATCAACAACAACAGAACGTAATTAATTTGCATTTTAAACGAATTGCAAAAACCGTATCAGAATTAGATATATTCCAAGGAATATTACCTGCTAAAGGAAAGAAATATAAAGTAGTATCTACATTTGCTGAAAATTATTTTCCAGAAATTTCAAATCATTTAATTGATGTATATAATGTAGATATTGTAATGGTAGTCAATTTAGGACTCAAGACTGTTTATATGCAACAAAAAGTAACATCAGACGCGCCATTACATTTGATTGCAGAAAAGTTAGTTGAGGGCGGAGGGACACAACGGTACGCAGGAGGTAATCTAACTTCAAAATTTATAGAATTTACTAAAACTTTACAAAAAATATGGTAGCTAATCTTGTAATCGAAAAGAGGGAAATAGAACATAATTTTTTATGTTTTTGTTCATTAATGTGTTTGATATCAGGCAAGAAATTAAATCTGCCTAATATTTTTTTATTGCTCCTTAAGAATCCTACATATAAACAGATTCTTAAGAAAATGGTATCTATCGATACAGATTATGAATTATTCAAGTTGTTTATCGACTTTGATCCTTCTTTGAGTAAAAGCAAATATATAAGTAAGTTCTTGAATTCTAAAGAAGGTGCTACTATTATAGCTAATAATGTTAAGCGATTTTGAAGAAAGACTATATAACGAATACCTAAAAACTAGTCGCCAAGCTAAAAACCTACCATATAAGTTAAGAAAAAATTTCAATGATATTCCATCTGATGTATTGGTTTATCTTAAGAGAATATCTAACATACTGAGAAAATTTCCCAGTATACACATCAATGATTTTTTTAAGGCACCATATGCTATCTATGGTGCTGAAGAATATTTCGATTTGAAATATTTTACATCACAAAAAGCAATTAAAGCATATACTCTCTATATTCAAAAAGAAGCTGATTTAGATCCAGATTCGGAGGATATGTTATTAAAAGTATTAGAGAGTTTAAAATTCTTAAAAGAATTTTTAACACAAAATAATATTCCATTAAATCAATATCTTGCACACAAGACTAATGAAATGAAAAGCTTCATGCTGCATTGGAAAGAAAGAAAAATGCATCCTTATGTGTTGATCGAATTGCCAAATGCACTAAACTATATTAGACATGAAGATCAAGAATTATTGAAATTCATGTTTGGCGAGAATGTCTATGAAAATATACAATTGTATACGAATAGATATTTCTCATCGAAGAAATTAAAAGTATTAGTAAAACAAGGATTAAAAAAAATATAACGAAACCAATTAAAAATATTCAATATGTATACAGCATCAATGTTCCAGTCAATCAAGAATGCCTTAGCTAAAGAAGATACCGGTGGGTCTTCATATAAAGACATTCTCAAGTTAGAAGTAGGTAAGACATACACTGTTCGTCTTCTTCCAAATACAAAATCACCCGCAGATACATTCTTTCATTATTACCTGAATGGATGGCAATCATTTGCAACAGGTCAATTCGTATCAGCCGTTTCATTGCAATCATTTGGAGAACGCGATCCAATTCAAGAAGAACGTTATCGTATTCTTCGACTTGGTACGGATGTAGAAAAGAAGAAGGCTGAAAAAGTTAATCGTTCTGAGAAGTGGATGGTTAATGCTTATATTATTGATGATCCAACCAATCCAGAAAATAATGGTACCGTTAAGATTCTTCGATATGGTCGTCAGTTAGCTAAGATTATCGATGAAGCTATGGATGGTGAAGACGCTGCTGAGTTTGGTCCTCGTATTTTTGACCTGAGTAAAGATGGATGTAATCTTAAGGTTAAGGTAGAGAAGCAAGGTGAATATCCATCCTATGTATCTTCGCGTTTTACATCACCAGTAGATCTTGGGGTATCAGAAGCAAAGATTAATGAGTTGTATAATTCAGTTCATGATCTTAAGAAGATCGCGGGTGTTAAGACCGCTGATGAACTTCGCGAATTATGGGAAGAACATTTCCTGTGCAAGAGTTCAGTATCTTCTGCCGCTGCTCCTGTTGAATCAGTACAAGCTACAGTTCTAGCAGAACCTACTACAGTAACTAAATCATCAGCACCCACATCTTCAGATGATGATGACATTCTTGATGATGCAACTGTACAAGAACTTTTGAAAGGATTGGACTAATATGGATGAAGATGTACAAGGAATGCTGCAACAATTCATAGGACAAACCTATGGAGAGTTAGCGAAGCTTGATCAAAACATTGTAGGGCGCACTCAACATCTGCGCCCGCAGAGTCAAGAGTTTAAAACTATTGCAACTAATATTTTAACTAATATACCAAACAATAGGCAAATAACTCAGACTGAAGCGCCTTCAATTCAACCTCAAAATATTCAACCTCGAGTACAGATTCAACCAAAATTACCTACTGATCAATTGGAATTTGATTTTGATGACTCAGCTACTGCTAAGAATATTTTTGCTTCGTTGAAGCGCATTGAAGATAAATTAAGTAATATCAGTAATAGGTTGCAAAAGCTAGAAGCTTAATACAATTAATACATGAAATTATCTTTTAAGAATAAGAATAGTTTTTGTAATAATTTCCTATCTCCAATTTCAAGGCTGTCAGATTTAGCTATTCTGACAGCTAAGAATAATGAAATCATTTCATTAAACAAAACAGCAGATAATAATAGCATTCTTTATGCTAAATGTTCTGATGCTGCATTAGACAATGATCAGCAAGTATCATTGAATATTCCAGATGTCAAAAAGTTCATTAAAGCATTTGATTGCATCGAAGATCAAAACATTGAATTGACAGTCAATTCAAATAATATCGAATACAAATCACCTAAAATTAAATTTAAATATCATTTGTTAGAAGATGGTATTATTGCACCGGTTGGTTTATCTTTAAATAAAATACAATCTTTTGAATTTGATGTAGAGTTTACTATTGATATTGTTACATTTCAAAATTTACTGAAATGCAGTACTTTTAATAATAGTGAAAAGATTTATTTTTATTCAGAAAATGGGGAAATTCATTGTGAATTAACCGATAAAAGCAAACACAATGTTGATAGCTTTACCACTGTTTTAGCAGAAACATATCAAGGTAATGCATTATCAAAACCGATGCCATTCTTATTTGATGTAGTTAGAAGCATTTCGACATTAAGATCTAGTCAATTGCAATTTAAAATTAATTCAAGCAAAGGTATTTTATGTGTTGAAGTAGAAGAACCGGGATATTATTTGAAATATATAACCACTGCGAAAGTGATTTAAAATTAATTTTAATTATATATAAAAAATGAATAAGAGACAAAAAAATAAAATATCTACTCCCGGGTATTTTATTAAGCGATTAAGAGATTGCGGATTTAGTGTAATTCGTATTTTTCAAAAATACGGGACGCATGATCCCAGAAGATGGACCGTATTAATTGATCCTGGTCGTGCTTCTATTTTTGTTACTTGTTTTACTAATAAAACATTCATCGATGAAATTTATTTTGAATTAAATGACGGCGGTATCTTATTTCCTAAAAATTTTGCTATTTCTACGCAATCAATTGAAGTAATCGTATCACATTTGAACGAAAAAAATATTCAAACAATTGACGAAAAAAGCCCATACTATGTTGAAAAGAATAAATAATTCTATGGGCGAAAATCCCGATGATAAAAAGAAAAGAATATCAAAAAATAATTCTGATAAAATCGGGAAAGAACAGATTAAACAGCTTTTAAAAGAAGCATTACAAGCTGATTTGCTGGAAAGATCACGCAAATCAGCAGATAATAAAGTTGCTATCTCTTCAACATTAGAAGAGTTTATGAAATGTTTTATAGTTTTAGGATATGACATGAACGGCAATCCAATTAATTTAGTACATGCAAACAGCCAACAAGATGCAGATTCCCTTTCTACGGCAGTTAATAGATTTTTTATGCAGAATAATAACCCCGATGTTTTTTAAGGTTCCTAAAAAAGGAACTGCATTCGGTGTTTTAGAAGGTGATCATAAAGGTAAAATGTTCGTAATGATAAGTAGTAGTTTTTCACAATGCCATTTTCTAACAATACCCGAAATAAAAAATCAAACAGTTTCGAAATTTGATTTAAAACGTGGTTTAAAAAACGGAATTCTTGAGAAAGTAGAGATCTTGCCTAAAGATCTCTATGTTTTTCTAAAAGAACAATTTTTATTCAACAAAAAACATAAATAGATACATGGACTTCGTAAAACCAGAAAGAATTGCATCACCCATTTCAGGCCAACCAGTAAATCCTCGCATCATAGAAAAAAGAATCGGTGATAAAATTTTTGTCGAAGCTCATTGGTATGATCCTTCTTCTGGCACATTTATCAGAAAAGGATTAATAAAAGTTTTAGATGCAGAAACTGGTAATGATATTTCAGGTTCTTGTAAATTTAATTAAACCCATTATCATAAGGCATGATCATCTTGCCTGAAGAATATATTGC